GATATTAATTCATTTCTTAATTCTTGCTGCTCTAATCTTGCGGATATTTGTTGTTGGCCTCTTGCTTGCTGTTGTGCTAAAGCCTGTGCAATTGCAGCAACGCCAGTACCCCCTGCAGTCCCTCTTAAAGCCTCTAAACCTTGCGCTAAAGCTCTTTCTTGTTGTTGAGATTGGAATTCAGCCGCACCTGTTGCAACTTTTAAATCTTCCATTCTATTTTCTAAACCTGCATATGGGTTTGTAAAGTCAAATGTTTTGTATGCTGATAATTCGTTTTGGTATGTTGACATAGCAGCTCTTTCTCTTCTTCTTCTTTTTCTTCCTCCAAAAAGAGATCCAATACCTTTAGCTATGCCTGGGATTAAAACTGATCCCGCTTTTATTAATGCTCCTAATGCCATTTTAATTACTACTTATAAATATTTCTGAATTTACTGCAAATAACTCAGCCTCTTGTTCAGAATTGTTTGAAAAATTAACTTCAGCGTAATATCCAATTATACCGGAAGTATTGATAACATGATCTTTGCCAAAAAATAAATAGCTTGATGCACTTAATTGTGTTAAATCACTATTAGCATCGGTATCACATGTTATTGTAGATGTTGTTTTTGATAACAACGGGCCAATTCTTTTTTTATTACTATCTGTACCCAAATAATACAATGTATCACCTATCTGTAAAGACGTATTATTATGTGCTGTTATATTAAGTGTTATTTGACTCATATTGTTATTATTACGTTAATAATGCTTTTTTTACAAAGCTATAATAGAACGAAGACACCTTTGTTTCATCAATATCTAAATTTAAATCTGGAAGTTTAGATCTATAGTCAGATTTATAAAATAATCTATTTTTATTATTTAAAACTCCAGCATTATGAATTATTGATTTACCTTGTATTGAATCCCGTTTTTCAACTGGCCATACAAAATCCATTTCTGGTATTATTGCTGTAGGCCTATTTATTTTCCATAAATTCCATAATAAAGCCCACATATCAGCGCACCATATTTGTAATTCGTGGTATTCTGGGTCTTGTTGCTTTTTAACTTTATTATATTCTGTTAAAGCATAAAATAAGTTTTCACTATCATCTTCTACCGCTTTCCAAAAATCAGCTGGTATGTTTTTTAATAAATACTGTGCTCCACCTGAATTGTGTTGATTAGCTCTAACTTTGCAAGAGCATATATTCATTACTTTACACATTAAATTTAATACTTCTTCCCCTTTGCTTTTTATATAATCATGCCCTATATATGAAATTGTATCAGATAAATAATTTATATTATTGCTTATATAATTTTTTAATTCTAACGGCCTAGCTAAAACAATATCACAGTCATGATAAAATATAGGAGTGGTTTCTAAATATTTATTACTTTCAAAATGTTTAGCCAATATATGTGGTCGTATACTAGATATATAATCAGGTTCAAACCTTGTATCTTGATAATAAAAAAATTTAGCTGAATATTTTTTTTCTAATTTTCTAAAATATGGATCAATAGGAGCTTTAAATGAACAAACAATATGTACATTATTTAAGTCTATCCCAGTATCTTTAAAATTATAAAGCATTGTATCTATCTGCCAAGCATAATATAATATAGCTGGCTGAGCGCATATATATATCATAAAATTTTATTTAATTATTGACACGGCCCAGTATTCCCAATTAATGTTAATGAATTACCATTCCAATAATAATATTGTGATGTATTATTAGCGTCAGAAATGTATTCAGCTGTGCTCTTATATGTAGTACAGGTAAAATCTGAATAATATATAGTTGCAGCACCTACTGAGCTTGCGTTAAAATATTGTGTTGTTGCAAATCCATTACCACATAAAATACTCATTGCATCTGGGTTTGTAGCTGGATTGAATCTTGTTTTATATACATCAACCGCTATACAAGGAGCTAGAGTAGTAGTCGTAGTTGTAGTTGTAGTTGGATTTACTACAGCGTCACAAACTCCACAATTTCCTGTAGAATCTAAATCAGGTTCGTTGTAAGAAGTATATGTTGTTATATCTTGTTCTGGACTACCACCATTATTATTTGCAAATTGATAACAAGTAACTCCATCTGAAAGAACTTGGTCTGTATCTATTTGTTGGCTACTAGTAACATTTATAGTTGAACCAAGTCCATCACAATCTGTAAATGTAGCTCTATATACAGTAGCTGTACCTGTATCAACAGTTATTGTACAACCTGAAATAATTTCATCTGTATTACTCCAGTTAACATCTGAATCTTGAAAACTATAAGTCACAGTTATTACTCCTTGTCCTGAAGCGGTATTTGTTGGAGAATAAGTTGTAACAGTTGTTGTATTTCTAACTGGCGTAAGTGTTATATTGCCTGTACTAGAATTATACGATGCTGTTACCCAATCATTATAAGTATTACAATTATAACTACCCAGCGGGCAACTACTGTAAGGAGACTGGTAAACTTGTGTTGAGTACTCTGGAAAATCACCAACCTGCGCTGTATTTGATATAACTGTAAAAAATACATCACCTGTTTGATTATATACTATATTTCCAACATAAAGAACTACAGCGTCTGTTGTTCTTTGCGTTCTATAATCTGTACCTGTAGAACATTCTCTAATTTGATAATAATTTTGTGTAGGTTCTGGACATCCAGTTAAACCTGTGCTAACCACAGTAGCTAAATTACCTGATGTTGCTGTGTTATTTTGAACAACATAAAATTCCCCAGTAAGTATATCGCTTACTCTATCCCCTACATTTAATGTAAATTGCTCTACATCTACACCTGATCTATGATTAGTAGATTGGTCAGAACATTTTTGTAATCCATAATATGCTGGACAACTAGTATAGCTGGTAGTTGTAAAACTTGAAATTGATGTTATACCTGTATTAGTAGTTGTACCTATTACCGTATATGATTGAGTATTATATTCTAAAATTTGATTTACATAATAACTAAGGTTTTCTATAGTTTGTGACGTTCTGTATTGTGCTCCATCAAGACATCTTGATAATAAATAAAATTCATCTACAGGATTACACGCGGAAACGCTACAACTTGCATAAGGTTGGCCTGAATCTCCATTTGGCCCTATAGCCGTAACTTCTGCATTAGACGATTCAGTCGTTGTTTGTAATATTGTATAACAACCATTGCCCTCTGGTAATTGTTGATTTGGCTCAGCAGTTAGTTCAAAAACTCCATTTGCAATTGTTGAGGTTCCTAAAACTGTAGCAACAGCATAACCGGTTGAATTACCACATTTTCTTACCCTTACCTTAACACTACAGTCTTGCCATTGTATTTGAAATTGGTCTTCATATGGGATTCCATTTGTATCTTGCACTGACACACCATATATAACAAGCCCTGCACCGCCTGGGTTTGATGCTGTGAAATTAGCTTGACCATTAGAGCTTGTCTGCACTACATTATTAACTCTCCACTCATATGTAGATGTATTCAATGTTAATACATTAGGATCATAATTAGCAAATAAATTAGCTGTTAAATTATTACATAGCGTATAGCCGCTATCTCCTCTATTTGATGTTAAACTAAAATTAGCCGCACAAGCCCTCCAATTAGTACCTTGTACCGCATTCGTGGGGGTTTGGGGCACACCATTTAATAAGTATGTATAAATATTTGTAGCATTCCCGCCATAGTTAGATTTCCATGTTCCATTTGCTGGCGTTTGTGTTCTTTCAGCATTAGAATAAAATTTAGTAGCAAGTAAAAGATTATCTTGGCCTGGATCTTGTCCTTCATTTCCAAAAACAGGATATAAAGTTGAGCCACTAGTACTGGAACATATAGAGTCATCAGGATTACTAGCTGTTCCTGAATTTAAATACGACAACGTAAATTCAGGTAAGTTTATCCACGACATACCTTGTGTACTATCTGATTCAGCAGATTGAGAACTACCGTTTCCTATTGTGTAACTTAATTTACAATGATAATGCACTAGTGTTGAACCTGGTGTTATTGATAATCCCGCGCTTGTTAATTCTTGATATGTTACTGTAGTTGAATTAGAACTAGTTGTTTTTATTGATATATGGCTTGTTTTATCTGTAGACAACCCTGCATACCATTGGTAACTAGCGGTTGAAAGACAAATTGCATTTGTTACACTCGCGCTTAATGTTATTGTATTATAGCCTCCTCCGTCTGCATAAATATATTTTATAGCATCTGAAAAAGATATATTAGTAAATTCTGAAGTCCCCGTAGGGTCACAATTACACGAATCACAATCCGAAAATCCTACTACATCGGTTACAGAAACTGTTATATTATCTGATTCTGTAACTCCTGTTTTTTGCACAAGTTCATAACAGCCATCACCTTCAGGTAAAGTACTATTATTTATAGCTGTAAATTCTACAACATCGCCTGCATTTGCCATGCTAGCTATACCATCTACTCGTAAATATCTTAATGGCTGCGTTGTACTCGCACATTTTCTTGCCGCTACCAATGTGCTACAATTTACAAAATCAATAGTTGCACTTGCTGTTAAAGTTTGATTAGTGGTGTTATTTGTTGCAGTACATATATAAGTTATTGATTGTACAGTTTCTGATGATGCTGTAGTTGATAAAGAAGTACTTCCAGTAGGTGACCATAAAATTTCATCATACTCAAATCCTTCAATATTAGCCGTAATTTGCACTAAATCTATATTAGCACATTTTTCTATAGTTTGATTAGTTATATCAATAGTTTGTGCGCCATCTATAATTGTTAAATACATATTACTACATGATAACCACCCAGTAGCGCTATTTGGTTGCGCCGAAATATTAGCACCATTAAAATAAGCATATCTTTTAGTCCCATTTGGAGCTATGTGTAAATATGTTCCACCGCTTCCTGCATCAATTGTTCTTTCACAATTTTGGTATAATTTAGTAGTAAATGAGGGGTCATTTGGTGCTCCTGTTAATGTATTACCAAATAATGCAACTTGCTGCAATGTATTTATATCAGTATCACAAATAGAATGTAATATAGCTTGAGAACTTTCAAAATATAAATTCCATTCCGGTGCATCATTCCAAACTACATTAATTTTATTATTTGTTTGATCGCTTTCTACAGGGCTAGCTAGCGGAGTATTTGTTATAGAATTAGTACCGTCCATTCTTACTTTGTATCTAACAACACCTGGATTTGTTCCACAAGCCTTTGTTGCTGTAAAAGTATTATCTGAGCTAAATGCTTGAACAACCGACCAAGTAGCACCATCATTATAACTTTCTGAAAATTCAAATGAAGCGTTTGATATATTTTGCCCATTAGCAGTTAATTCAACATTATCTCCTGTAAAAGCGATGCTAGTACTAGCTGATAGTTGCACGGTTGGACCATCAACCCATTCTATATTTTTTGAAGCTACAATAGAACTGGAAGATCCTGTTAAGCTTGTTGTGTCAATAGTTACATAATATGTATAAACTTCACCTGCTGCAAGTTCTGTAAATAAACCTGTTGAAGTACCTGTTATTCCAGACATACTAGCTGGGCCTGACCATACAAAATCAACAGGGTCATTTAATTGTGATGTAACATCTATATTTTGATTATAAACGCCGTCTCCTTCTACTATTACGCTTAAAGAAGTGTCGCTATTTACTTGGAATGTACTAGGACCCGATATAGTTGCAGAATATGTTACAGTTGTATCCACTGTTATACCGTCTATACATTGTATTTGGGTCCCTGAATTTGACCAAGCTACTCCGCTGTCACTAAACGTGTATGTTATGGGGACATTTCCTTGATTAGGTGCTGAGCCTGTTGGTGTGTAACTATGCACAGTCGTAGATGGTCTTTTTGGCAATACAGTTATATTACCAGTAGACACATCATAACTAGCTGTTACCCAATCCGAGAAAGTGTTGCAATCATACGCACCTGTTGCGGCAGTAGCGGTATCATCACAATCTATTGTTGCGCCTTGATTTGCGTATCCTGCTGGAACTAATATTGTAGCTGTATAAGTTAATCCACTGCCCGGTTGATATACTCCAGGATTTATAGCTTGTATAGTTAAAGCCGCTCCGTTTATAGAGGCTGAGCCAGTTACAGCGTCACCTTCTAATCCATCATCAATGTTTAATACAAAACCATTAGTTGTACAAGTTAAATTTTCTTGAGGAGCAAGGGTTAAAGTAAATTTACAAGTAATATCATCACCTGAATTTGTATACCCAGTGCTAGGTGCTGTTATAGTAGCTGTATATTCTTGCTCTCCTTCTTGAAGTGTTGCAGGAGTAATACTTTTAATTACACCTAAAGAAACAGTGGCTACAGATATTGAGGGGTCACCCACATTACCGGTTGTCATGCTATACACAGCTGTGCTACACTCAAATTCTGTTGGAACCTCACCTAAATTATCTAAGTTTCCAATACCTTGAATTGCAAATTCCTGAACATCTATATCAGGGGTGCCTTCTATTCCAACATCTTTTGTTACACCAGAAATATTTGCAAACCACTTACCTTCTTTTTCTTTAAATTCTACTATTTTACCTTGTTGCTGGTCTGTTATTATTGAGCCAACACTCCACCCTTTTTTATTACTGTTTTTAGCTTGGCTGCCTTCATAAGATATAGTTTTAAAATTTTTAATAGCAGAAGGCGTTTGGTTAAATACTAATTGCACACCTGAATTAGTAAAAAGTTTTTCATGAAATACATTTCTTGTACTTGATGGATGATAATGCTCATATAAATTTCCGTAATTAAAACTATATAATTTGCCATTTATTGATACTGCTGGTTTTACAACATAAGTTAATCTTGAAACCCACCCATCTACGTTTTCTTTAAATGTAACACTTTCAGCAATTGTTGGATCTGAATTATCAAATGAAAGTATATATTGGTCTGAATATTCATCAAAAACACCAACTATTGGTAAATCTTGATTGTTTAACTTGTCTCTAAAAAAGGTTTTCATACCTTTACTTGATATGACAGTTAAACCGTCTGGGCTTAATCTTAAAATAGCATTTTTTGCTCTATCAACAAAATATATTCTACTACCGTTTTCAGCAAAAGACATAGGGTCATCGGAGATACCAAAATCTCCCGCATAAGGAAACGCTGTTCCTAATATTTGATTTGTAGATATTAAATTTGTTGTGCCATCAGCATTATATAATAAATCTTTATTAGCAGGTAATCTTAATACTCTATTTTCAGCGAACACTATTAAATCACTTCCTTGCAACGACCTTATATGTAATCTTTGTATTCCACCATATTCAGGGCTAATATCTTTTGTAATAGGTAGACCAGTATTAAACTGGTTTAAATTATTTACACTGTTTTTGCTATTATAAATATCTGAAGATATAATACCATTTTCTCGTGTATATTCTTTGAATTTAGCATCTGTTTGCGTAGATACTCTCACCCCTTTACCTAATGTTACTTCATTAAAATCATCTTTTATTCTATCTGATTCAACACCATCTGTAAATTGATACGCATTATACCATCTTAATGTTTTTGCGGTTAAATCTGTTATATTATATGCGTCTTCAGTTTCGTAATATATATCTAATATACCATCATTTGGTTCAACTTCAAATACAGCGGGGCCAAATCCTGTACCACTTGTTGTCGGAGTATTTGATAAACAAATATAAAAAGCTCCTGGATAATCAGGATTTCCAGAAATTGCTTGTACAAAAACAGCATCTACATCACCCGACGGGTCACCAGTTCCTGTTATACTTAAATCAGCCCAATTACCATCTGTTAGACTGCTACATGTTGGATTTGTATTGTAAGTTGCAAAAACTCCTGATTGAAAATCATTATCAACGGGATACCCTATTATATCAACAACCTCATATATTTTACCATCTTTATAATAAAATCTAGTTCTTTCATAAGTTTGGTTTCCGTCTTGTACTGAATATTGCCCTAAAAATAACGCGTTACTTGGAACTGTATATATAGGGCCTTCCCAATTAGATGAATTTTCAGCTATTAAAGCGCTATTGGTAATACCGCCTTGTGATAATAATTCTGATGTTATATTGGAATCTTTTTTAATTTTTATAAAAAACTTACCAGCATGGGAAGCTGATGAGGTAATCCCATTTGGGGTAGAGTCTGATATATCTAATACCTTGTATTTTGTTGGTGCCGCAATAGCACCTCCATTTGCAGCCTTTTTTAATACTATTGTATCTTCTTCATTAACTTTATTTATTTCATAACTTGGAACCAATAACCACGCATGCTCTGTATTATCGTTATCATCATATACATGCTCAATAATAAAATTATAATATTGATCCGAAGATTCTTTAATAAAGTATTTATATTTTTTTATTCTCTCAGCTGCCGGCGCATTATTTAATGTTATTTCAAAAGCTTGTGGCAATGTATTTTCTCCGTAATTAATATTTTTTACAGCTGTTTCATTTGTTATAACAGGTGTTTGTCTACCATATTCATCTTCAAATACAACCCCAAATTGATATTTTCTACCAGATTTTATGGTTCTTAAATCTGTATTATTTACGGTTCCGTTGTCAAAATCAGGTAATTTAGCTCTATTAACAGTAGTTATTGTTAAATTTGGTGTATAATCGTTTATATCAATACCTTCAACATAATTACCAAACATTAATCTATTTGCTACTATTTCAACAGCCTTAGCTTTTACAGGAACATTATCATATTGTCTAAGTAATTGATTTTCAGGTAATACGGAAAATACACTTTCTTCTTTATTCTCAATAGTTACAACTTCTGATTGAGTTGGATTTTTAATTGTTTTATATAAATAAACATTTGTATTATTTGACTCTTTATATAATACTTCAATCTGCTCAACATTATTAGGCACTTCAAAACCTTCTAATTTTATTTTTTCAATATTATTTTTCTGTCTTTCATTATACCCTTCGTCTTTGTTATAAGGTATTTGATTTAATACGGGATCTATAGTTGGGTCAAACACAGTTTCTGTAAATGGAGAATATGCAGAATATTGCCCATTACTAAATTTCCATCTATATGCAAATCTAATAAATTTTTCTTCAAATATTGAATTTGATGTATCTGACGTATATGAAGTTATTTTTACAGTTGGAGCTGAAGATGGTTTCTTTTTAATAATTAAAATATCTTCTTTTGTTGTAGATGTAGTTGTACTCCAATCAGGCTGAGTATAAGTAGTTTTATTATAAAATATTTGTAAGTCTACAATTTTTGGCTCAGTATTATTATCTGTCCAAATAATCATTTGATCTAATATTTTAATACCAGGTATATATTTTTCATTAGAATCGCCTAAAAATTCTAAAATAGTTCCCGCATTATCTATTAATATTGGTTTAGCTATGTTATTTGCTAAATCATATTCTATAATAGCTTGTTTTGTATTAGTGCCAGTTCCTTTTATAAACCAGTATAGTTTATCGTGCTCATCGTCTTGTATAGCCCCTACACAATTAAAATCTCCTAATTCTAGGCTAAATTGTGCTATTGTGTCAAATATTTTAGTTGTACCTTTAATATTTTGCACTGTACCAGCTTCTGATTCATCTGTAGATGAAACTTGAATATTTTGAGCATCTGTATATTCTCCCTCTGGAATTAACCTTTCATCAAGGTCTTTATTCATTCTTCCACGAAGGAAAGTCTTTTTAATTTCTGGCATTTAATTAATGTTTAATTTGCTTAGACTTACCTTTCATTATTTGATTAAGTTCTTCTATTTTTAAATTGCTTAATCTTAATTTTGCTTTTCTAATTGCTGCAGATTTATCTTTTTGGTATCTTCTAACTTGGTATTCAGGTATATTATTTTTTGTAGAAATTATTGAATGTGCTATAAATTTATAAATAGCATCTTCCGCAAATTTATGCACTTTCATTTCTGCTTCAGTAGCCAATCCGTCAGAAATATATTTTATAATTATTAATCTACCATTAAAATCACCTGAAAAAGAAATTGTGCCATTATTATCATTTATAACAAATGAACCATTTCTGTTTGTTGTTTCAGGATTTAATCCATACCTCGTTCCATAATGTATTTTATACTCATCTTCTGATTTAGCTAATATATCTGTTAAATCAGCTGTTGTTACCGCTTGCCCGCTTGTAGCCGCTTGATATTTTTGTTCTGTTTCAGAAGCCGCCGCTAATACAAGGTTACCGTTGTTGTCAAATATATAGTTAAAATCACTATCTTGTAATAAAGCCGTAGGCGTGCTAGTTTGTCTTGTAGGCATTACTCTATGTTCCACACCATTCTCGTCTACCCATGAAATCTTTACATAATTTACGTAGTCATGCGGTAGAGGAACAGATAACGAGGGGCTAACTTCTATTTCTTGTGTTTTTACAGATTTTAAAGTATCATAACTTAATTCTTGCAAAGCTCTTTGAGCATGAAATAACACTTCTGTTCTTTTTGTATCACCAACTATTTTATCTGGGCCGGTATAAGATAGCATAAAATTATTTATAACATTTGTTAACGTTATAAATTGATAACTACCTAAATTTGAACCTTCGTAATATTGTTGATTAGTTTCAGTTAGCAATGCCATTTATTATGATTTTTCTTGTGTTAATTTTTTATTTTCCTTAGCGTCTGCTGCTTGTGAAACATTTGTATCTTTAATACTAATTCCAGCATACAGTAATATTTTATAAACTAATCCTGTTTCTTCTGAAGAGTGTATTTCAAAATTTTGTGATTGTCCACTATTATATAAAGCTGAGCCATCAACTTCTGTATATCCCCATATTGGAGTAATAGGCTTTCTGATATAAGTACAGGTTACTCCAGTATTTATTGTAGATGGATATACTTTAACATTCCATTGTAATGATGAATTAGCTATGCTCTGTATATATACCGGATTATTTGTGCTTGGATTAGTTAAAGGGGAGCTAGTATATTTATTTAAAGTTTTTTGATCAATTTTTTCTAGCTCAATGTTATTATAAGTTAAAGTGCCTAACTTATGCAAATCTGATGGTAATTGAAATGAATCCGTTGAATAAACAAGTGCGGATTGTTTTTTAAACTTACTTAATTTTTCATCAGTAATTTTGTATAGATCAGCATACTCTGTATCATTTGTAGCTAATCTTTTATATTGATTTAAGTCAAAAAAATACTGCTCGAATATTTCAAGTTGAGCTTGGTTAGCAAACAAATTAAATTCTTGCGGCGTTAAATAACCTCTATTTTCTTTATTAATAATAGCGAGTGCTTTTTGATATACTGTATTTATATTGACCATTATTATATTTTTATTATAGCGGAGGCCACAATCATAGTGGCCTTACACTATAATTAGACCTTTACTTTAGTCTTTTTTCAATTGTTTTATACACCTCTAAACCTTCATCTGTTTTAAAGTAAGCAGTTAAAGCTGAAAAAGGATTTTCATCAAATGGAACAGTCATAATTTTTTTGCCGGTAGAAGCCCAAACAAAAGTTCTTTGATCATTTGATAGTTTTAAAATTCCATTTTCTGTAGCCTTAATACCTAAATTTCTAATATTAATATCTTCGTCATTAGCGATTTCTAAGAACAAAACAGGATCATTTTTAGCAAATAACAATAAATCTCTTTTTATCTCCTTAGAAGTCATTTTAGATACGTCAGAACCAACACTAGATCTTATTACGGCTTCAGCATGATCAATATCCATTTCATATGCAATATTTAATGCTTCAAGCTCAAGTTCTATAATATCAATTTCGTCTTCTGCTTCTTTTACAGCATCTAACTCTATATACCTTTTATTTAAATCTGGGTGATATAAACTTAATAATTTTTGTAATGTTTGTTTTTCTTTTGGAACTTGTAGTGACCCATTTTCAAAAACAATATGACCTAATCTTGCGTCGCCTTTAAATTCGTCAACAAAACAAGTCTTTTGGTTTAACGTATATTTAAGCTCTCTTTCGTATCCTGCTTCTTTATCAAACCAATACATGTTCTTACTTTTTATTGTATAAGTAAGCGGAGTTTTACCTCCTTTTAATAGATAAACTCTATCTTTAATCTCCCAAGTGGGAGTTTTTTCTTTTTTTGCCATGATATAATATAATTAAATAGTTAATAATATAGAAACCCCCGGCGTATAACCGGGGTATCTCCATATTTTAAAATGTCAAATTACTTTATAAGCATAAAGTTATTCGCACCTTGTACAACTAAACATCTTTCAGATAAGTAGTGTACCTCCATTGCGTCTAGATCTGAAGTAGCTGCACCAACTGAACCAGTAGTCCAAGACTTCATCTTTCTGTCATCAGCTTCAGAAGCTCTATATCTGACGTGAAGGAATGGTCTTTTGATGTTTTTACCTAATGTTTGATCGTATACAGTAGATGTTCCTGCTGGAACTAATACACCTCTTACATCTGTAATGTTTCCTCTTGTACTAGCATCATTTAAGTATTTCCAGTCAGTTTTGTAGAAGTCATAAGAACCTCTTCTGAAACCAGAAAAACCTAAGTTAAGTGCCATATCTTCGCTGTTTGAGAATACACCGTAAGATGTACCACCAGCTCCGTAAGAATTTTGTGCTGCAAGCATGTCATCGATTTTTAATGCTGTATCTCTGTTGATAAATAGCATGTTTTCTTCGATAGCACCTTGTGCATCTAATTTCTTAAGTATTTCGTCAAAGTCTGCTAAGTCTGAATCTGAACCACCGTCGATACCACCACTTGTTACGTGACCTCTATCTTCAATAGCTTGGAATAAACCTTCAGTTCCTTTGATTCCTGTAATAGCCGCTGCTCCTGAGCCTCCTGCTGCAGTTTCAGCTTCTACTAATGTCATTTCAAGGTAATCTTCAAATCTAGTTCTTGTATCACCTTCTGCTTTTAAGTACCATAAGTAACCATTTTGACCTGACTCTCCTGTTACTTCAACCCATCCAATTTGAGATGCATCAGAACCTGATACTTCAAATTTATCTTTAATGATAATTGGCTGGTTAGTAAAAGTTTGGAAAGAAGGAGTTACTGATTCGTTCATACCGTTAGTTCCTTTTGCAAATTCAGAACCAAATACGAATAAATCAACGTTACCATCTGAAAAATCAGAATCAGTACTAAATAGAGCTTTGTCATATCTATTAGCATCAATAGTATTTGCTGAGTTATCAACAGCGTCAACATATGCTTTAACTGTTGTAGTTCCGTCAGATACTACGATTGTTTGACCAACTCTAATTGAGTGTCCACCAGAAATTGTAATAACACCTGTTGATGCTACTAAAGCTCCAGTGTATGATAAATGAAGTCTACCTTGCTCAGACCAAACTACTTGATCAGAAGTCATAGGCATTTCAGCACCAACCATTCTTAAGAAGCTAGCGATAGATCTATTTCCATATCTTTCAACTTCTGCTTCGTATAATTCTGGTAAGTATTGCTGACTCCAGTCGTTAGAACCACCTGTAAAAGAAAGGTAGTTAGAACTTAATGTTTGTTTTACCGGCGCTGGTACTGCGTTTAAATTAGCACCTGCCGAAAAAGTCATTACTGCCATTTTGTTTTATTTTTTTAAAGTTATTGTCTAAGTTTAATTTTTAACTTTGAACTATCATCGCCTGTAATTGCTCTTACTTTTATACCGCCTTCGGTTTCTACTGTGCCAGTTTTACGAGGATCCATATTTATATTTTTAGATTCTGCATTTAACTGTTTGATTGCATCAGCTTTACCTTGCTCATAAAAGTGATTAGCAATTGCATCTGCATTATCTGCAACGAAAAGTGCTTTGTGATAACCAGCAGCATCTTGTAACATATTATCTTTATTTATATATTTATCTAATACATTTAAAATATTTGCTTGTCTATCTTTAGTCTTTAGCTTATCTTTAACATTAAACCTATATTTTTTATCTCCAACTTTAAATTCAAAACCTTTGAAATTTTCGTCAAAAACTTTATTAGATTCATTATTAAAATGATTAAGCTGCTTTTCTTGCAGTTTTTGCTGCTCTGATTGCTCAGCGTTGTAAGTATTGAAAAACTCAATAGCCTTTTGTTGATCGCTGGTTAACTTAGAACCCAACTTGACTTCTTCGTAGTATTTACCCTTTAATCCTTCCAAATAGCTTTTAGCTTTTGCAATTTCTTCTTTGTAAGCAAGTTGCTTACGTTTAATATCTTTTGGTTCATCAACTTCTTCATCTATACTAAAATTATCTTCAATTAAAAAATCAATTTCATCTTTTGTAAGATGCGATTTAGTTTGATTATAATACTGATATAATAAAGTTGAATCATCAATGTTAGAATAATCTTGATTAATTTTTACATAATCTTCTAACGTTCCCCCAGTTTCATTCATAAAGTCTACAACCTTTTGAATATTTTCTGGTAATTCTGTTGCTGTATCTTGTGCTGTTTGTACAGCTTCTTCTATTTCCTCCTTAAGTTCCTCTACTGGATCCTCAGGATTAGGCTCTTCTTTTGCTTCTGCTCCTTCTTCTTCAATTACTTCTTCTAAAGTTAGCTGACTTTCTTCTTGCTGTACTTCTTGCAATTCCACGTCGGCTTCTTGCCCATTTTTTTCATCCGTGCCGCTTCCGCGTAACACGCTTTCATCTGTGCTTTGTTCTTGAACGGCATCTGTTTCTTGTTTTGGTGGTTTACTTAAATCTACTTTGTAAGTACCATCTTCGGTTTTACCCGTATCTTGTCCGGCTGCTTCAAGTACTTTTTCTTCCTTTTCTGCAGCAGTTGGTGTTTCGTCAACTACGACGTCTTTATTTTCATCCATAATATTATATAAAATAGTTAGCAGTATTTTTATCTAGGCTCAAACTGCTCTAAGCCAAATCCACCCAAAGTATCAAATCCTGCTGATTCAAAGCTTTTTGGAGGTGTATTATTTTTTCTTTGTTGTATAAGCTCAGACTGTTGAGAAGCTTGTATTTTTGTTCTTTCGTCTTTTCTATCTTCCTTATACTTTTCTTTATCTTTAATTACTTGTATTTCTGACTCTTTAAGCTGCATGTTCAATTGAAACTCTTTTTCCATTAACATCATTTTAATTTCAGCTTCTTTTTCTAATTTTTGTGTATCTAATTGAGACTGAACTTGCGCTAATTGAGCCTTGCTCTCTGTAATAGCTGTTTGTTTTTGTATATCAGCTTGCGCCGCTGCTTGTGCAGCTTGTGTGTTAGATTGAGTCTGAGCATTGATATTTTCCATTTGTATTTGTCTATCTTGCTCAAATTTCTTTCTTCTTCTAAGCTTTAATAATTGATTAGCAAGTTTAAGATTTTTAATTTCTCTAATATCAATTGCATCTTCTAAATTAATTTGCTCTTTACTTATTGCTAAATTAATATTATTTTCAAGCAATTGTTTTTCCTCTTCATCTGGGGATATTTCTAAAAATATACCAAAATCATGTAAATGTAAATCTTTAACTTCTTTTAGCGCCGCAACATTAAATCTACCAATTGATTGTATAAATGATTCTTTAAAAGTACTATATTCCAGTACGTCTGATATTCTAAGCGAAATAGCTTCTGCTGTTTTAAGAGTAAGATATAGTCCGCCTTGTAATATATGTCTTGTTGCCGTGTTTGAATTTGCCGCTGCTAATTTTTGTAACCCCACTAATGCATTTTTGTCTGGCGTAGAACCATCCCTTGCTTCATTAAGACCGGTTACATCCCTAATCATTTGTAAATAATAATTATAGGAATTAATTAAACTTGAAATTTTAGCATTAGCGCCGGATGATTGTAATTCTTGTATAGGTAATTTACCGTTATTAAATTCGCCATCTATTGTTGTGGATCTTCCAATTATAGATCCTGTCTGGAAATACATGTTTAATGCTTCCTGCGGATTATAATTTGTTCCATTACCTAAATCAATTTCAGCAATACCGTCCGCATCTAAATACACACCATCTGGTACCATTCTTGATAGCACTTGTTGTAATTTTAAATGCGTTAATTGAATCATATCGGCAAATGTTGTCATTCTGCTAACAAGTGATTCAACTTTGCCCTTATACATTCTTGGAGCTACTATATTATAACTAAACTGGGCTTTAACTGTATTTGACATCTGTCTTGTCATGTTTTCAGCTAACTGCCATTTTAGTAATTTATTTGTACCAATTATTTTTGCGCCCTCATAAATAACCTCTATAGATCTAGACGTTTTTTCAAATCTTGCTCTAGAATCTTTTGGCGGATTAAATGTATCTTCTTTTGATAATGCTTTTTTAGCGCCAGTAGATGTTTCTTTTATTTTATGTACTTGATCTTTATAAGTTTTATATTCAAAATATAATACATAAACATAATTACTATCCTCTGCATCCATTGCCGCATAAGATTTATTATATAGCTTTGTATTACTACCTTGCCCTTCAGCATCTCTTTTAATATCCTCATCTGTTAATTCAGGATATTGCTTTTTTAAATCAACAACTGAAACTCTTCTTATTTCTCCAACATAATATATATCATCAAAATAAGGCGACTCTGTATAAGAATAAACTAAATCAGCTGGGTCTACATATTTAATGTTAATACCCTCTGACGTTGTAAATTCATTTTTAGCTGCTGCAATACCACAAACAGTTAAATCGTAATCAAGTCTTTTCTTTATTAAATCATATTTATTATGATCAAATACATTATTAATAGCTTCTTCTTCCGCAATTTCAATAGAGTCTTTATAATCAAGCTGCATGTGTAACTCCAACTCCTGCTCGTCTTCAGGAAGCTTGTCTTTATCATTTTCAAATACATTAATATCTAATTCATCTAATACTGATTGCGAAAATTCTTTTGTTCGCATATCTCTTAGTATAGACTCAACATATTCCGTTCTTTTTTGTATTGATGCCGGATCTTGTGAATACGCTTTTATATCATATGTTCTTTCTGCAATACCGTTTACAACAATATCTACAAACTTTGGTATAATAGGTACGGGTTTCCAATCTAAATTTAAATAGGATAAATCACCGTTAATAGATAATTCATCTTTATATTTTTGTATTGATTGCTCACCCCTAGCGTATAATCTTAAACGATGGAAATTATCCCTATTCGCATAATATCTTGCTGTACCAGAATCCCTTTTAAACCACTCTGATTCAACCGCCTTCGCAACTTCTAAACCATATTTTTCATTTGCTTTTTCAGCATTTGAAACTGCTTGGCTTGGGAATACTCCTCTTGGTATTGTGTTTAACATTTATTTTATTATTTTTGAAATATTTCCTTGATTATTATATTTTTTAAATCCAAAATCTAATGTTCTAGTTTCTCTTGATTGTTTTGGCTGATACAGATGTCTGTTACACGCCATTATAGCTAAACCAGAACTAATAGCGGCATCATGCTTTGTTCTATTATTTATATTAAATTTTGACCAATCATTTAACGTATTGTTAAAATATATATTCCCATAATCTCCGTTATCTTGTAATCCTACATATTTATCTATGTATGATTCAATAGCGGCTGCATGGGCTTGTTTTATATCTTCAGAGGTATTAGGTATTCCCCCAATTTCTTTTTCCGCGGCAGATAATTTATTCATTGTTTTATCTGGTCTGTTCATTGAATAACCCCTATAGCCTCTTCTTTTTAAATAATATAAAAGTCTTGGCTTGTTATTTTCTGCAAGTAATGGCATCCCATAAAATACTAATGCCATAAGAACATCTTCAAAAAACATTTCAGCTGTTTGAGGTCTTGCAATATATTCTAAAAAAAATGTATTTGCCGGAGCATCTTCCATACTAAATTTAGTAAGTCCGTGTAATGCCCCTTTTGAACCTCTGCCGTCCGTTGTACCTGATATATCATAAGAGTCACATCCGAATGCTCCTATATGTTCATTGCCGGGATGCTTAGCTCCATGTTTTAGTATTACACGATTTTGAAGATTTAAACTAGGAACCCAAGATATATTAAACCTACCATTAGGGTCTGGAGCAAAGATTACTCTTGAATCTTGTATTCCATTTTCCCAATAAAAGCTTCCTTGTGTAATAGCCCCTGAATATTTCAAATCTTCATTATAATCTATCTGCTCGTATATTTTTTGTAAATTAAATATACTATTTTTTGTTTCATCACGGAACGCATGCTCCTCTGTTCTTGGAAATTGTCTGTAGAATTCATTTAATGCGTCTTGATCATTTTTTAATCCCTCTGCTTCATTATCCCAATATTCTATGATCCCAACATCAATTTTATCACCATAGGGTCCTTCAGTTGGAGCGTCTGGTGTTTCGAATACAGGTAATCCATAAGAATCAATGAATCCTTCGTAGTTCCATTCCATAGGTATGAACAAACTATATAATCCCGAGCTAGTCTGTCCATTACGGTTTCTTCTTGTAACGTCTGAGTCATTGTATAATTTTTTAAAGTTATCTCCACCTTTATCTAAGGCATTTGAAGTAGACCCCATCATACATTTACCTATTATTCTACTTCCTAGTCTCAGCGTTGTTTTTGTTACACGCCAGTTATTTAAAATATTATCTGGTCTTTCCCATTTACCAGACTCATCATGCACTAATAATTTTAGTTTCTCACCATCATATGAGTTATCACCTGTGTTTTTCCAATCTATTGTTGTATCGAGCCCTTCGAGTGCTTCCCTCTGCTCGGTACTGGTGATAGATTTCCTTGTGAGTTTGGATGCGGGTACTCTATATGCGAGTTCGGTTTTTGGCCTGTCCATTCCATCTTGTATTGGTTTGAAAAAGAATGGGTAATGTACGGATATTGGTACGACCTTATCGGTAAACATTTTCTTTGCATCCGCACCAGTCTTCGATAAGATTCCGAATCTAGCGTCGGAACTGATAGTAGCTTGATTAACTGTTTCTGCTGATGACATGAAGCTAAATCCAGACCGTCTGTTTTTAAGATAGCATATTCCATAACATCTATTATCTGCCTTGCATGCTTCCCAGAATATGAAGAATAATCTGTTTGCTTCTCTAAACTCTGGCTGCCCAACATCAATCTTGGACCACTGCAAGTACATATAATGAGAGCCAGTAATATAAGTGCTACTACCTTTGTTGCGAAACCAAAAGCCTTCTTCGCGTCTGGTAAATTCTCTATCAATGTATGCATGCCACTTTTCTTTAAACTCAGCTGGGTATGTTTGCCAGTCGAATATAGTTTTAATGTTTCTTAATTCTTTTGGATATTCTTCAGGTGTCCACTTATCATATTTGCTATACACATTTTCTTCAAGCGGTAGTGCAATCTTTAAATTTTGTATTTCATATATATCACCTATCTTGCCTGATTTGCTAATAACAACTACATCGTGCTCTGCATTATATCCGTACTTCCAAGCTTTCTTTTTATTCAGTCTATGTATTGTTGTTCGTTTAATTGGTTCAACAATTTTATACAAAGTTTGTTGATAACTCATTATCTAGACCTTTTTTCTGCAAAACCACTAAAAGCTTCTTTTTTATCTTCTATTGGTTTATTATCAAGCATTGCTTTTTCGTGCTCAATTCTATTTAATATTTCAAAAGCATCGAATATAGCCAGCTTTTTTGTAGCTGCTGCATTTTTTAATCTATCAGCCGCTAACTCATCTGCCGCGTCCTCTACAATAATTTCTTCTTCCGCAACTTTGATTAATTCTTTTACAGCTTTATAACCAGCTTGGATTATAGAGTTTTTCTGTTCCTTTGTGTTCATACTTTATTGAAATATCATTTAATTTTATTCTATATAGCCTTTTGCTATCAACCACAAATTCAAATTCTGAATAAGGCGTAAAACCAACAAGCTCACCTTTAGTTACAAAATCTGATCCATCTGTATAAACTACAATACCTTTCAGTGGCTCTTCTTTTATTTCCCATTTATCATCTGCTTCAATTGGGTTTACAAAACAATACCCCGGCATCGCTGTCCAATTATTATTTCTTTTGTACATATATACTTGATCTAAATAACAAAAGTACATATCATCTTTGAAATAATTACCACTATTTTTTTCTATTCCGTGCGCATCATAATATCTTCTAAATATATTATGGTGTATCATCAATTCATCAGACTCACGTAGAGGTGTTTTAAACGCACCAGGAAGAGCTTTTACTATTGCTTCCTTACTTACATATCTATGGTCGCTAATTGATGTGTTTAGGATCAAGTTTTTATTGGATACTTTTTTGGTATTTTTATAGCGGTTTTCTTTTGGTGTTACGATAAGTGCATAGGGGCTATTCATAATCTAAATTATATTCTACACTTATTCCCATATTTTTATTAAAAGATTTCCAAAGTAATATTTCATTATTTTTTTTAATATAAATACAATATTTTTCTGTTTCTTCTAATATATCAGAAATTTTGTGTCCACCATAAACTTCTTGCCCCACAGCATAGTGCATTGCATTATCTTTATAATCCGTGCCTATACTTATTTTTCTAATTAAATTCATTATTCTATTATATTTTGCTTAATTAATTTAGCTAATTTTTTTGGCGCTCTTTTTTTAGAAAATAAATCATATAATTTGTCTAATTTTAAATAAGACAATAAAACTTTATATGATGTGCACGAAAAAGCTATATTAGCTATTTCTTGTGTAAAATCAAATTCAACTAATTTAATTTGCTCATTAGTTAAAAATTTAAAATAGTACATAGCGTCCCCCTCGTTTACTCTTATATCATCTTCTAAGCACATAAAAGAAGATTGAAGAGGTCTAAACCATTTAGCTATATTGAAACTTCCCGGAAAAACCATAGTGTTTCTTGAAAATTCGGTTTTTTCATACGCAGGGTGAAGTTGCTCTATCCATAAATCTTCTTCACAAAAAAAATAAACACCATGATTTACACTCATCATTCTGTCTTGTACCCCTCTTAATAAAAAATTATTAGATGACATTTTTTCTTGAAAATTAGGTAATAAGTTTTTTATTTCTAAATCATCAGTTAAATCTACTTTTAATTTAAATGAATTATTTTTTCTATTAAAACTTAAATTAAACCCATAATCTGAGTGCCATGAATACCAATTTTTTAAATATTCTGTAGCTGCTACACATTTAGTATAAATTTGAGCGTTAGGCCCTTCTTTTCTTAATTTGTCAAAATAATTTTTTTTTACTTTTTGTATACTGCCTCCTATAAATTGATTAATTGCAGATACATCCATTATTCCTCCGTAAGGAGAAATAGCATAATATACTGTTTTCATTTTATTAAATTTAATTATATTTTTTATTAGACCACATTGGTCCCACCTACTCTTGTAAAATAAGTATAACTTTCTATTTTAGGGTTACCGTTTGTAGGAGCATTACTCCAATGGGAGCCGTAATAGTTACCTGAATTAGCACTTCCTGAGTTTCCAGTTACTGTTCCTGTAAAAGGTCCACCCCATGGAGTATACGTGTTCACTGAAAAGGTTTTGTTACTGTTATCCGTAAAAGAGCCGGACTGGCCAGAAAACCAGCTAGCGTTGGTTTCAGAACTATTTACATAAAATTCTCCTGATAGAGCTATATACGCACCGTTATGGAACTCTTGCCTTGTAGTGGCATTATTTGCTTTTGTTATAGATGAAGTAAAATACCAGTTTAACCAACCATTTGCAGCAATTGTATAAGCATTATACCCTCTACTTCCAGTAGTTGTCATCCCGTAATAAGGGTGCTGGTATTGATGGCGCCCACTAAGATCCCCCCAAGTCCAGTTATGAATAGCAGAAGCTGTATAACCATCAATATAAAACTGAGTACTAACACTATTTGTTACGGTTAAACTCACTGAAGGTAGCGTTGTTATATCTCTTCTAGGACTCACTGTTTCTCCAGCATCATTAACAGCATAAGCCCAAAATCTATAAGTAGTACCACCGCTTAGCCCTGTAAAATTTCTTGTAAATTCAGCTGTATTGTTTGATGTGTTAACTTGTATTTTAGTTGCACTATTTATATTAGTACTTGTTCCATAATAAAAACCCTTAGAGGTTATAGTACCATTTCCTGTATTATATGTGTTAGCATTTTGTCTTATATTAATACTAACATCATTTTTACCGATCTCTACTGGGGCTGCGGTCCACACAATAGGTGTTACAGAAGAATATCCGTAAAATTCTGACATCAAATCCGGTTCAGTAAAACCAGCGGCCGCTGAAACTTCTCTAAGTCCGAGGTCATCTGCGGGTAAACTAGGTGTTTTTACAATTTCTTCTGCTCTTATATCCACATATAAAGCGATTGGTCCTGATGTCTGTAATGCCATAATTTATTCGTCGTGTTGTGTTTGTTCAAATCCTCTCTGCTGCTTAAGGCTTGAATAACCTAGTTTAAAAATACTTTCATTCATAGGAGGCAAATCAATATAAGCGTAATCTTGTAATATGTAATTCTCAGGAGACATAAGTTTGTCTTCTTTATTAGCATAAACAGCATATCTTAAACTCATTTTCCATCCTTTTTCTAATCCTATAGGCGTAACAGGATCGTCGGGTGTTTCCATACTAACTTCTTCAAAATGCGGAATTTCTTCTTTTTCTATTGCGTATGTTCTTATAACTATATAAACATTTTCCCAGGTTTGACTTTTTTCCACAGTAACAGGTTCTATTATAGTTTCTGTAACCCCTCTTTTATCATAATTAGGATGCTGTTCAGGTAAAATAGATGGATATGTAACTACAACCTCCCTAACTTCTTGTTGATCATCTTCAAGCCAATATTTAGTATAATCTCCAATTAATGCCATAATTTATTATTTTTTACAATTACAATTACAATTTTTTAACCTACTATCTAAATCTTTAACAGCTTCTACAAGTAGCCCTACTACAGCGTTGTAGTCTAAAGCAAGCTGTTCTTCTCCATGAAAATCAGTTCTTTTTATAACTGATTGTGGTAAGATTGATTGTACTTCTTGGGCTATAAGACCAGCCGCTTCTTTATCGCTATCCTTCCATTTATATGTAACACCGTTGATTTTATTTATTTTATCAATTGGATTTTTTATTGTCTCAACATCTTTCTTTAAATTTATATCCGAAAGTGTTACTGTAGAATACGCTATAACATCACCTGTTGCGTTTATATCCCCATCTAAATCCAATCCATCATCTAAACGCATTCTGTATACGTTATTAACGTAGAAGTCCATTTTTGTGTTATTAACAAATCTAATAAAATCAGATGTATCATAACCTATATATTCTATATTATCTCTAACGTCTGAAGCTAATGCAAACGCAGCTACCCATTGGGTACCGTCTGACCAATAAAATTTACCGGTATCTTGCGCGTAAGCAATTAGCCCCTCGTTGCTCGCTGCTGCGGGTAATCCCGCAAATGTTGCGTGAGTAAATGTAATTTCATTTTGTCCTGTAGCAGTTATCTGCCCGTTAAAAGTTATATCAGCAGCAGCATCAACACCAATTGTAGTAGCACCTATTTCGCCAAGTCTTGTTTGTAAGACTCCGACAGGAACGTCACCTGTGATAACATTACCCCAGTAAAAACCTCCTGCTCCATCAGATGCTAACGATTGTCCTGATGTTCCTGCACCGATATTAAGTTCTCTTTCATTAATTGCATTCTCTACTATTTGAGCTGAATTAATGAAATCGTTCCCGTATGTTTCTGTGAAGTTAGCGTTAACTTTTTGCATTGCTGCTCTTAAAGTATCCCCGCCTCCATCGTTTGGATTAACTCCAACATTTATAGTTTGTTGTGCCATTTTAACAAGTTTCTGTGTTTATTAATATATCAGTGTTGTCCACTGTTACTGTATCTGAATCACCGGATGTGTCATACTCTCCGGCTACATGGTAAGTTAATAAATTATTAGCGCCTATATTGCCAGTATTATAACCCCATATTGTTGCATTACCAAAATTATCATTTACTGTATTATTTTCAATTACTATTCTTACATTGCCATAGTAAAAGAAATAACTTCCGTCAGCTACTGTTCCGGTAATTGTTTTAGCAAACCTTTTTGTAGGATCGCCAAAATATTTCACTTTTGTAGCTATATTTTTGTTTAATACCGCTATAGGCTCTGTTTGCGGCACATTTAATAAAATATAGCTTTTATTATTTACTAAATATTCTTTATTAGCAATATAGCCGTAATGCGCGTTTAATAGCAATTTATTGCCGCCATCGTTAACTATGCTTGCTTCCGATAATACATCTAAACATTCACTTAATGATTGATTAGGCTCCGACGGAATTGTTGTCGTAGTAGTGGTGGTTACACCCGTTCCTTCAACCTGTATATCATAATTTGACGCTATAAATTTAGTATCTGTAACAAATCCAAAAATACCTTTATTACTTATAGCTGATATGTTTAAAATATAAGATTCGTCTCTTCTTTTAATACTCCAGTTCACACCATCAGTACCAACTATATAACCATCTGTAGTTTGCGCTATATATATTCCATTTGCATATAATATCTTTTTAATATTATAATCTTCTGAAGCTAGCCCAAATTCATATTTAGTAACAATAGACTCAGCATCTAACCCGTTTAATGTATATATATAATTATTTACATTTGGCGCATTTGTAACAGTATCCTTTGTTACAAAAAACATATAATCAGGCGATGTTGATATATAATCTATAGTTTCCGCGATAACATTTGACAGATAAAGATTAAACGCATTATTAGTGTCTACGAAATCTAAAGCATTAGCGGAAGAATACGTAACAAGTTTATCTTTAAATTTTTGCAATTTATATGTTACACCTGAACCAAACCTAACTTGAAACCAAGTTGCACCTCCTGAAGTTGTTCTATATATATATCCCCCGATTGATAAATATATTTGGTCATTAAATGAACATAAACCATCAGGTGTACCGGTTTGCGGTATTAATACTTGATCCCAAGTTATTAAATCCGTGCTTTTATATATATAATCACCTGATGCCGCAATAGCCATGACATATAATGCAGTTGTTGCATCATAATCAAAATATATTGTAGTATCATCATCTTGTGGCTCTAAATTTATGGTAGCGTTTGACCAAGTTATTGCGTCATCACTGAAATAAATTATATTATTTTGAAAAAATATATATTTATTATTTAAATAATATATTTTGCCATAAGATGCTGCGTCCGCATTTACAGGTAAATTAGATTTAGTTGTAAATATTATATTATCTTTAAACTTTTTATTAGCTTCAACATTTGCAAATATTAATGCGGCTGAAGAAGAAGTTTCAGAAAAAGCTTTAATAGCTTCTGTAGAATTTAGTAAAGCTTCTAATGACCCGCTATTATTTATAATATGTGTTACTACTGTATCATTTCCTGCTAAATCATAAACTGTATTTGGGTTGTCTATACAAAGCCCAAATCCCAAAGCTCCTGCGGTTGTATTATAAAAAGAATTAAACTGATCTTGCGAAGTATGTGAAAACATAGCATTATAAGCTGCAAGCTCCACATTTTTATTATCCTCGCTGGTTTCATATGCTGTTATTAGATTATAAGCTGTTCCAGAAGTACCTATTAATTCAGAGTATCTACCATAAGCCTTTATTTCAGCTAATACGCTGGGATAAGTTATTAATTCTTGGAAACCAATACTATAATCAGAAGTTTGCATTTTATATTCAAACTCCAAACTACCAATATCGGAACTAAAATATTCTTCGTATACTTTAGTTGCTTTATCTGATAATTGCATTATATTAATCTATATCTATAATTGTTAATATCTCCTCTAATCTTTCTTCTGTTAAAAGCTCCTTTTTTATTAGAAACATTGGGTCTAAATTAGCGGTATCACCTTGTAACCAATAAACCTCAGTTTCAACATCTGATGCTTTTTTAGTTAAAATACCAGTAAGTTCATCAGCTGTCAATTTAGATATTAATTCACCTTTACTAATGTTTTCTTTGCAAAAACCTGATGACATTTTATCTTGTATTGTGGCTTTTCTTAATTCCTTAGTGTCTATATCATAAAACATTCCCACCTTGCCTTTAAAGTCGCTATCAACTTCTATGCCTTTAGAAATTATTTTAATATCTTTCTTTTTTCTTGATGTATGAATTTCGGTAATTATTGTACCATTTACTTTTACTACTTTCATGTTATACTAAATTTTGTAATTCTAATGGATTGATTTTATGCGTTACTACAACTGCACCTGAAGTACTCCCGTATAATGAATGACCCAGGGCATTACTTTGACCTAAATACGCTGAGGTTTGTGGGTCTTGATCTTGATTGGTAAATAAAGCTGAAATATCGCTTCCGTCTGCATTTAAACTAAAAATGTAATCTAAATCCATTGGGAAGTAGTTTCTATTGCTATTAAAGTTTCTACCGTAAAAGAATATTTTATTTTTGTGGAAAGGCGCAATAAATTGTTGGTACTGATTAGTTCCAGCTGTAAATTTTAATATTTTACCGTCTGATACTCTAACCATATATCCACACATACCACCTCCATAGTAATAGTAGTGCGTAAATATTATTACATATCTTCCATCAACAGTTGTTACAAATCTAATACTTGAGTTTTCAGTATTGTCAGCACTATAAACAGTACCATTTCTAGTTATAGTAGTATCAAAATCCTGTAGCCAGTTGTCATTCGTTCCATTAGGAACCCATCTTTGTAAATATAATGGTCCATTATGAATTGCTTGAACTAATACAATATTATCATTATCACATAATACTGGTTTTCCTCTATAATTTGCTTCAGTACCTGTACTAGCTGGTTTATTAGCAACTCCATTTGTACCAATAATCATACCTGTTAAATCTGCAGTAGCATCATAATCTTCTTTGTATCCTGAAGACTCTAATCCCCAAGCTAATCTTCTTGGTGTTTTAGTGCCAGCAAATGAAGCTACTATAGGGAATGCATCATTTTGAGTTGTAGAAACATCAAATGCAACTAATTTATTAGTTGTAGCATTATAACAAGCTAACCCTTTTCCTGTCGTACCAGTACTTGGCCATAAAAATCCTGTGTATCCAACATGAATGCTTTGTGGTTCGTCATCAATTTGCAATAAAGGGTTTTGATTAAATCTGTGTCTGTCATGGTTGGATGCTTTTCCTGGATTGTAACCTGTAGTTAATTTAAACTGGTCGCCATCTCTAAATAGAAAAACGTCTTGCTCGTATGTGCTTACAATTGGACATAATTCCGACTTTTGATTCGCGGTTCCACCGTCATTAAATCTAATTCCTGTTTTTCCATAACCATTATATTGATCATAAAAACCAAAATTAGGTCCCCCTAAGGCATCAACAGTGTTTGACATTCTTAAATTAAAATAATTATTTGTTCCCGCATCAGTATTTGAATAAGCGCTTCCAACAAGAGAGCTACTAGCTCCATAACCGTTACCTGCAGCGTAATTAGAACCACTACCCCACCATTTGTTTGTATACTGCGCTTCATCTTGCATAACTAAGTTATGATCGAACGCGGTAAACATCGCGTAGTTTCCAGCTTCACCACGTGCAAACCAGAACGCTATTCTTTGGTTTGGCGGTACATAATTTAATCCTGTATCAATTGCGTCTTCAATAGCTTGTGTTGTTGGTAATCCTGAAACAACATTCGCTAAATCAGTAGCCGCTGTTTCTAAATTAGTTCTTGCTGTATTAATATCAGTTATAGCGGTATTAGAAGCTGTTGTAAAATCTGTTACCGCTGTTCCAGTAGAAGTACTGAAATTTGATACCGCTGTTGCAGCATCAGCTACAAATTGACTATTAGCCGCATCAATAGCATCAACTGCGCTTTGAGACAAACCAATAACTGTAGCTTCAAAATCATTTCCTTCCTGCAGTCTTTGCAATCCTGTGGTATAGAGAACGATTTCTTCCGCAGTCGCTGTACCTGCCGTTATTTTAGCGGATAAAGCATTGATTATATCCGCACTTAATGTAATTGAGTTAGCCATTTTTTAATTTTTGTTGTTTTTTATAATTGTGTCATATAATAAATTTCACCAATACCTATAACATTATATAATGCTTCTTTAGCACTATCTCCTCCAATAACAGATGCTAATGGAACATTCTGAAATTGCTGTGTAGTAGAGTTGTATTGTAAAATATCTTCATTAGCAGGAGTTTGTACTGTAACATCTATTAAATCGTTTAATACAGCATTACCTGCCACATTACCCACAGGTGCTGCGGATAAATTTCTAAATATTCCGCCTTGGAAAAATTTAGCTTGGTTTACGTTTTGTAAATTATTAGCACCCCCTGAAATTATAGCAGCTCCTAAGTAAATAGCTTGCTGCGCTGTATTATCAGCTTCATCAAATTGGGATGTTAAAAAGTTTCTTTCTGCAACTTCTATTGATGAATAATATATATCACCATAATACACCACTATAACATCTGGTGTTGCTGGAAAGAAATAAAAACGTTGTATTGTAAATTGCCCTCCAGGTACTGTTGATAACGACCCCGTGCCCGCGTCCCATTTAGTTGGGTCCACCTCTGTATATCCCGCGCCGTTATTATTATCTTTTATATATCCGCCTGAACCATCTTTATAGTACCTATGTATCTGAGCCTGAGTTTTTGCAGCGTCAATTACAATAGAGGGGCTATTAGGATTATTCACGTAATTTCTTCCAAATGCAAATGCCGTACCCTGACTTCTATCAAGCGATAAATTAGCACCATTCGCAGAAACTAAATGTCCATCTTTTTTAAGAGGCCCAAATATTCTAGCAAATTGCTGTAATGAATCTGTGGTGTTATAAGCTGTTTGTGGAAATGTTCTAGTAAATAATATTACACCTGATGAGTGTAATACAACCCCTATTGGTATATAACTTGAATACTGCCCTTCTGTAAACGATGTGGTTTGTTGTTGAACTGCGCCTTGATCATCTATATATATCCACGCATTTTTTTGCGTTGGATCATTTACATCTAAATTAGCTACCGTTATAGTTTGTGTAGACCAAGAAATATTAAGTATTTCCGGGTAAGGCTTTGCGGCAGTAGATTCTTTATTTAAATCATTTATTATACCTGTACCTGCATTAATTGTAAATTGAGTATTACTAGTTTTTGATAATTCACCCCCTGATGTAATACCTGTTGGAATATTTTCAGTTAAAGTGTCAATAGATAAATCGTGCCCATGATACCTAAAATGCATAACGTCATGAGTGTCCTCTGTTGTAACATATATGGCGTTTTGCGCTGCAGGTGGTTGAGATTGCGGCGTTGTAAATTGCAAATATCTACCCGCTTTCAAATCGTTACTAGCAATAAGATCATTACCAGTTGATAAATTATTTGTTACAGTTACATTGTCTGGCAATCCTACTTGGAATGTTCTATTTGCTGTTAAATCTTGAGCTGTATTAGGGGAAACTTCTATTTCATTAGCTGTCCCTGTAATCGTTATAGTCAAGTTAGGGTCTACAAAAGCTGGTTTATTTAATATAAACGCGTCATCAGTATTGTCAGTCTCATTCCAATTTGCTTGAACATTAACTTCAGCGCCATTTTCAATACCTGTTAATTTTGTTCTTTCAGCGTTTGTTATAATATTATAAGACCCAGGAACTATATTTGTTAACTTAGTTCTTTCAACATCTGTAATAATATACCCTGAACCTGCATTAAAAACATCTGAGAGCTCTGTAACATTGTGAAGACTTAAATCTGTTATATCAGTAGGTTTATTTAATATAAAGTCGTCTTCTGTATTTAATGTTTGATTCCAATCTGATTGGACATTTACTTCAGCGCCAGCGGCAATAGCATTTAATTTATTTAATAAAGCGTCTGTAAAATTATTATCAGATAATTCTTTTCCTAATACTTTATCAACCTTATCATCTAAAGCATTTTGCAATCCAGCTATATTACTTATAGTTAAATTGTCTAATGTATCTTTATTAGCTTCAATAAAATCTACAACTTCTTGTAGTGTATCTAAATTTACATTATCTGATGTTAATAATGTATTTATATCATCTATAAGGCCTTTAATTACTTTTCCTTGATTTGCGGAAAGTGGTACGCCTGCTCTATTGTCAATAAGATTATCAACAATGTCATTATAATCAATTTTGCTGGGAACAGAATTAAGAGTTATCCTTTCTGCTGTGGTTATAATATTACCAGATCCAGCACTAGACATATCCCCAAATTCAGTAACAGATCTGCTGCTTAAATCTGTATCATAAGAAGCTTGGAACAAAGAAAGGAAGTAGCTTGACCCAGACGTAAGCGAGCCATTCCCTTCCTTAAAATTTAAAGTAAGCCTTTTATAGTCGGCATCTTGTAAATAATCTTCTACACCATCAACTCTAAATATAGCGTATTCATCTAAAGTTTCTGCGTTAGAAATTTTAATATGATAGTTTAATAAACCATCAATATAATTAGCAATGTTATCACCCTGTGTATTTATTTTACTAACTATAACCTGTGTAACTGCATTAAAATCTGTTGTAATTGCATTTGTACCTGTTATATTTATAATACCAGAAGGTGATGCATCAGAGGATAATTCTTTAAAATTATATATAGCCCCATCAAAAGCTTGGAATAAAGCTTGATCGTTTATGGCATTTACTAAATCGCCAAATGTAAAGTTTTTAGTAGCCCCGGTTGATTGGTCTGTACCAAGAAACTTGTCACCCGACGTTATAGCAACATCGTTTATATAATTTTTTATCCTTGCCATGTTATTTACTTATAGTTTTGAATTTTTCTGCTCCACGTGAACCAAAATAAGCTACGTAAACAGTAATAAGAAGTGATTTTAATAAATCTACCCAACCACTGTCAACATTAAAATCTAAGCCAGTTGAGTCTATAAATATCAATAAGACCATAGCCACTGTTAAAAATATAAGTGTCATTGGCCTTGTATTCTTCGAAAGCCAAGAATCTGATTGCATGTCCGACTGCCATCTTTTAGATACCTCTTGCATTTCAACTGTATCTTGATGCAATAATGCTAATGCTTTTTCTTTGTCTTCCGGTGGTAACGCGGGGTCTTTTTTAATTAAATTTTTGACTAAACCAAAAACTCCTTTGTCAGGCAGGACGTCGCCTAAGCTACCTATTATATTTGATCCAGCGCCGGCTAAAAATTTACCAACCGCTGTATCTTTTAATTTTTTTCTATTTTTTGACATTAGCTTTTCTACCAGCTCTTTTGCCTTTTAATGATTTTGGTAAATCTTCTAATTGATTACCAACTTCTTTAATAGATTCCGCCACGTCCTTTAATTCAGCTTTTAATCTATTTAATTTATTTACTGCATTGGTTTGAATTTCTTCAACTTTATTTTCCACGGCATCAGCAATAAAATCGCCATCTGCATCTTTTATTTTTCCTGAGTGAAGCATAACCAAGTACACAATAGCTAT